CAAGGTGTCCATGGTCCTAATCTCGGTTCCTCTTACCTCTCTCGGCTAACTTTTGTGCCGAAGGAGGGAGGAGGCTCGAGACCTGTGACTCCTACGAATATCTTCGTTCAGTCTGCGTTGACACCAATTCATGACTTCTTCATGGACATCACGTCTAAACAACGTGGGGATTGTACTTTCGACGAAAGTATAGTCTCTCCGATTCTCTCAGAAGTTACGAGGAGGGGTCAGCCTTCGTATTCTTTTGATTGGTCTAATGCGACTGACTTCGTCAGTCTTTCTCATAACCTGTACCCGATTGTTTTCGAGTACTTGGGTAAGAGCATCGCCAAAAGCTGGTATACTCTGATGAAATCAGAGATTGCCATGCCTTACGGCGGTAGACCTTTCAAGGATTCCGTTAGGTTTACTCCTCTGACTCCTTTTCTGGAGTTTCTAAAGGAACAAGACACACCGAGTCCCAATAAAACGCGTTGGAATTTATTCCGTTACGCGAAAGGGGCTCCGATGGGTCTTCGTTCCCTTTGGCCGGTATTTGCTACCTTTCACCATTGCTTTAGAGCATTGGCTGACAGGTTAGCTACCCAAGCCCCCGGGAAGTATCTCGACGTTCCAGACGACATCTTCGATGTCGGTCCTGGAGTGCGAGTGCTTTTCGGTGAGCCTGGTCCGGACGGAATGCTTCATCTCTTACGCGAACCCCGTTATGGCAAAACCCTTGCAAAGGACCGCTCCCTGTGTCACAGGAAGCCGTCTCTTACAAAAGGTGACGATCAGTGGTTGTTAGGGCGTAAACGCTCTTACATCTACCTCGTCCTTTGCCATGTATGTGGCTTCGAAATTTCTCAGTCAAAGAGTGTTGTCTACCGTGAGGGTTTCCCTAACGCTGCAGAATTCTCTAAGAGATATTTTGTCAGCGGAAAGGAGATTACCCCCGTTTCAGCGAAAGCTGTTCGGGAAGCTGTTACCTCGCGGAACGCACTTCATTTATATGAGGTGTCGTCCCAGGTCATAGCTTTTTACGATGACTCCACTGAGTATAAAAAGATTACTATCGCGAAGGCGGCTAGCCTTGCGTTTCGTCAGATCCTCGGTCCTTTAAGGACCGCGGAGTTTGGCGTATGGGCGTCGTGTCCGATCCATTTAGGTCGGTACGACGATTTCTTGAGTCGCACGGGTCTTAACTTGTTCCCGTGGCCTCCAGCGCCCGACACGCTATTCAGGAGTTTGTTGTCCAAATACCTCCGAGAAAGGCTTTCTCGTCCTGTTAAGGACGTGATCGCCCTACTCCGTGTGTTCGATACCGAGAAATACGGTGTCGCACTCAGGGATGACTCGGTGGTAGTTCACCCCCTGTCTCCGCTTCTTACCTCGCTTGAAGATACTGAGGATTTTATTCCTCAGGAATTTAAGTCATTAGTTGGCTTAATCTCCAAGCTTGGCTCCTTCGACGAGGTAGACTACCTCGTGGGGAGGACTCCTTATGCCCGTGTTCTAGAACAGATCACGAGGCTATCGGAATCTCTGAAGCGTTTACGGGGAATGAAACGTCGAATGATCAGGTTTGATCTTTCGAGAGGACCGGTTCGCGAGCTTTTTACTAAGCTTTCAGGGATGGTCCCGATCTCTTCTTGTTCGGAAGAGGCTTTCGCCGTCTTCCTCAAGTGGACCGGGACCATTCGCGGGAAGGGTTTTCTCCTATACCCTACCCGTGGACCGTAAGTCGGTCCTTCGGCTCTTACGAGCTTCTTTTCTACCCTCAAGCACCTTTCGGCGCGTGAGAGTTGACTCACCCTTAAATGAGTCAGTGTAAGAGGGTCCCCCCCGGGACCCCTCCTACTTAGAATAAATTCCGG